AGCTTCAATTGTCGGAATCTCGTTACTTGGTAAATCAGGTGTTGCTTGAGCTACAGCCGTTGATGCTGGTGGAATATTTCCTGAAGCAACGTTCATTGCACTTTGTTCTGGATCTTCGTTAATTTTTTCTAAGCGAGCTTGCAATTCACGAATCTGATCTGCTAGAGTTGACATATTAGTTTCCTTTAATACTTTCGTATTTGGCAGCTAATTTTGCAACAAGTGTTTCGTGCATACGCATTGGATTTCCGCCGCCATTAGCTTTTTTGTATTCATCTTTTTCACGGTGCAAGTCATCACCACTGTCTGGCGTTGGAACTTGTGTTGGCTTTGGAGAGTTGTCAAACTCTTCTTCTGCGCCAATGCCTACTAGAACGTCGTCGCTGTCTTGTCCGCCAGCATTTTCAATGTTACGTAGTATATCTAATAGGTCTTTAATGCCGCCAGCACCACTTCCGTTCATGCTAACATTCATTGTAACGCTGTCTGGTTGTTTATTAGCACCTGGCATATCCATCATGCCTCCGCATTCACCAGTTAGTATATCGTCATCGTTGCTAGGCATAACACTAGTTGGGCTACCTGATGGTTTCATCCCGTCATCACCACATTCTTCCATGTCTTCAATATCTGAAGGACTATCAACTGGTTCCATTGGAACTGCTAAAGGTGATTCGTCTATTTTTTTTATTTTTAACAATAAATCTTGAAAGTTCATTATTTTACTCCAACAGTTTTAGCTGTTGGCTTTTTAACTTTCGTGCTGCCAACGGGGCTTTTTGTATTAACTTTTGCAGTATCTGCCGCAACAGATTCTGATGGTGCTTTAGATGCTAGAAGTGCATCATTGACACCTTTGTATTGTTCAAGAGTCTTTTTGTCTTTCATTAACTCTTTTATCAAACTCATTTTTTGTTTTTCACCAACAAGTTTTTGACCTGCTGATTCTGTTTCGTATTCTTTGTTCAGCAATGCTTCACCTGATTTGTTATCGTTTGCATGATTAAGTTCATCTTCTGCTGCTTCTGCCAAATTACGAACTCTTACGCTATCAATTGGACAACGGCATTTTTCTGCAATTAAAGCTCTAACTTGTTGACTAGTAACTGGGTAAGCTGTGCAAACATCAAACATTGTAACATTTGTGTTTGCGATATGTGGGAAATCTGCATGAGTTTCAGCAATAGGTAAACGCTTGCCTGCTGAGCAACTTTCAACTTTGTACTGAGCAAGAGCTGTTTTAATCATTTCGCCTGCTTTTTTATAATCACCGGCTAATTTGACTTTAAACTCGTATACTTTCTTGCTTTCTGTTAGATATTCTTTAAATGATTTCATAATATAATCCTGATACTATATTTATTTCATATTCTTTAATTTTTCCAGTAGGCTGTTACGATCCGTAATAATTACGCCGTCACCACTGAGATTTACACCGTTATCTTCAGTAGTTTCCTGGTCAAGTTTTTGTTTCTTAAGTTGTAGCTCAATCATTTTGAGCTTCTTATCAATCTTTGCAGCTTTAGCATCAATAGCGTTTTTAAGTGCTGCTTGGGCAACTTCAAAAATACGTCCGCTATAGCGGGCTTCAACATTCATACCTAGATCCATAAGATCATCGTAGGCATCTGTAGCTCTTTGTGCTAGAGCGTCAAACTCGCTGTCGCTTGCATCGCCCAGGCCTTTAACTTGCGGTAAAGCTGCACTAATTTTGTCAAATTCTGCAATATCTCGCAAAAAAGGTTGTGGTTTGCTTACTTCAGCTTTGGCTGCTTTTTTCTCCTCGTCCTTGATAATTTTTTTGCTCTCGGGGAGGTTTAATAATTCTTCAAGTTTTTTAGTCATACTTTACTTATGCATTACCATTATGGAACATATCATTTTCGTTTAAGATACGAAACTTAATTCCTTGCTGTTTGCACCAAATATTTGCAGCAGCCCACTTGGCTTGGTTTTTTACATACTGAGCTTGGTTGTATTTGTTTTTGCCCACACGTTCTAGTATTGTCTGGCTTGCAGGTTTTACTTCAATTAATTCTACGTGCATGACGTTGTTTTTATCAACGTACTGAATAAAAAAATCAGGCACATATATTGTTTGGCGTCCAGTTAACGGATCTCGATATGGGATGCTAATTGCTTCACTTGCCCATTTTTGTACACTTTTATGTGTATCGCAAAATCTCATGAATTGAAATTCCCAACTGCTTCTGTATGTAGGCATTTTTGTTCCTACATACTTTTCTGGTTGGGTCATGTTAAATTTTCCACGGGCAAATTTCGCTGGCATATTATACTAAAATATTTCTGCTTTCGTATTCGTCAATGACACCAGCAACACGATAACCTAACACACTTATATTTTCTCTGTAGGCATTGAGAATTTGAGCCACTACTTGACTCAACTGAACATCAGTTAATGCTTTTAACGAATCAATTAATTCAAAAACATTAACGTTATCTTCTCTGGCTTGATTTAGTAATACAATACCTGTGCTTCTTGCACTTTCTTGATCAAAACCGTGTTGTAAGAAAAACCCAACAACTGCATCAATCTGATTGCTTGGAAAGCTGACTTGATTTACATAGTACTTGTCAAAGAACTGTTTTACTTCGTTACCCGAGTCAGCAGATGATTGTAAAGGTAAATTTGTTGGCATTTCATTATCCGTTATTAATGTTGAGATTTACTTGTTTAGCAACAATAGTATTGTTATTTTGTTGGATATTAATATTAATTTGAGGGAAACTAAAATTTTGTAATCCGCCAGTTTGGGGAGTTGTTTTCACAGCCGAAACAATTTTTGTTAAACCTGTATTTTGATTTTCTTTTGTATTTTGATATGTGTTAAGTTGTGAAGCAACAGTATTTGCAACTTCCTGTGCATTTAGTGACAATCCGCCAGTAAAGGAAGAACCCTCTGATCTTGCGCCATCACCTGGCTGAAGTGAACTTGGAGTTTGGTCGTAGTGTTCAAATCCAAATCCTTCTGGATCACCAACAGTTACGGTTCCATTTCCGTAAGCTACTGCTTCATAGGCAATTTGCATTTGAAAATCGTGCGGAGCATTTCCGTTTGCATAGTCTAATTTATTGTGATTAAAAGAATTAATAACAGGATTTAACAATGTGTAGCTGACATATTCGTGTCGAGCCATTTGATAAATTGTAATATAATTAAAAAACGGTGCTGTACTTCCGTTGTCTAGGCCGTAAGGTTTTGTAATGTAGTTACTGTTTCTTGTTGCATTTCTTTTATATGCACTAGGATCTAAAGAACTAGTCGAGTCAGCATAGTAATAACTGTAGTAATTTTGCCATAGTTGGTTAATTAGCCCCATATTATCATCGTGGAATACAATGTTGATAGGTTCATATTTGTGCGTTGACTGTACGTTCTTTTTTCTGTTGTATTGATTAAGAGTGTCTATAGATACTTTGTAGTTAGGCAAATCACACGACTTTACCAGTACATTAATCTCATTTCTATAACGCTGTACAAGATCAATATTTTTTAAAGCAGCTTGATTAATGTTAAATGCCACATGAAATAAAAACTTACTTTTAGGAGCAAGCCTAAACTGATCGTCCGTAAAAACACGAGCTGCGTGAGCATAGTCTTTCAACGTCACGTTGCTGGGTCTGTATAAAAATAAGTTAGATGAGAATGCCATACAATTATTTATCTATGGTTATTAACTGAGTAGTTAATGAAAACTCATAAAAAAGGCCTACTAAGTAGGCCAATTTTATTATCTTGATCCAGCTGCTGTAGCTGCTGTTCCAGTACGTCTTGAAGTTGGTGCTTCTGCGCCGCCAGTAATTTGAATACAGTTATCTGGTTGAATTGTTAAGTCAATTGTTAACATTTCCTGGTTACCGTAACTTAGTGTATTGTACTGAGCTTGACGTACATAGCAACCATAGCACTCCCATGTTTCAAGAATGTTAGGTGTTTGTGCGCCATTGCCGCCGTCTAGCATTTCAACACGCATTAAGAACTTGTAGTCGCCGCCTGATGCTGCACTTGACTGCTCAAAGAAGTCAAATTGTTTTTGCATCTGTTCGCCTACTAGTTTTGAAACTTGTCCTGTAACATCATCACGTAATTTAACTGTCATTTCGCTCCATGCTGGGCGACCTGCGTAGTTAATTGTTGAGTTGTAAACCATAATCTTTTGATTTTCAAAAGTGATTTGTGGACGAGCTGCGTCTTGAACTTGCTTAGTTAATTCTGTTGTTGGTGTTGAAACTCCAAAGTTTTCAAACATCACTCTAAAGCGATATTTTAACTTTGGCATCAACATACCTTGAGCACTGGCTGATTGGTCAGTTGCTAAAGGTACTGTAAATTTTGATAAACTTGCGATTGCCATTTTGTATGCTCCGTTGTTATTATGCTAGGCCCTTGATCTCGCCAGTGTTCTTTAAGCGTAGTGGAATATAGATAAATTCAACTGCTTTAACTGGTTCAATCGCAACGTCTAGGTAAAGTTCGTTTCTGTCAATACGTGCTGGTGTATTATTACTTGTATCGCATACTACAATGTAATCGTATAGAGCACGTTGTCCTACTAACTCAAGTAGCAGACTTTCTGCTGCACCTTTAAGTTCATCTCTAGTAATTTTGTCGTTTGGTTCAAACACATATGGTTTTGCTAATAGTGCAAACTGACGACGTAAGTAAATTACTAAGCGGGCTACATTAATACGATCTAATGCTGAAGCATTTTTAGCACGAGTGTACTGTCCGTAGTTAACAAGGCCTGTTCCTGTAATAAATGTGATTGGGTTAATTTTACTGTCAGCTAGTGTATCTCTTTGTCCAGTATTCAATGATACTGACTGGAATTCGCCTTCGCTGGTAATATAACCAACTGCTGTTGCATTGGTAATTCCACCACGACGTGTACCTGCTGGTGCAAACCATGGATAACTTACTTGGTCATTTAACGCAATAGTACGTAAAATCATGTGACTTGGAGGAACAACAATGTTGTTTCCAGCATTGTCGCTAGTGTAACCCCATGGATAGAACACACCTAAATATTCATCGCTTGATACAAGTCCTGAATCATTATCTTCAACTGCACCTGCAACGTTTTTACCCCAGTTGTTCAATGTTGTAGCATCTGGTGTTAAACGTGCTGGTGTATCGCCTACTACAAACGCTGTTAATCCACGGTCATAGTTTAGACTAATCATTTCTCCAATTAACTCTGGATAACCTGGGCAAGCAATTAAGTTGAATACACGACTTTCTTCGTCACGTAAACTTTGATTGCTGTTTACAAGAGCTTGTAGTGCTTGGATAACAACTTTACGTTGTGCCTTACGGCCAAATGTTCCTGCACCGTTTACTTGGTTGCCGGACTCTGTTACCCAACGATGTGGGTAGTATGATGACATAGATGCGCCTTCTTGTCTTTCGTTATCAGCAAGTACATCAATGCTATCACGTACAAATTTCTTAACGTTAAATCCTGAACGACGTAGATTCCATAACAACATTCCCTTTGGATATAGTGCTGGATCTGGAGCATCTGGATCTAAGAAGTCGCTTTGTAGTAGTTCTTCAATTGTGCTTTCTGTTGGTGCTGTAGATGTTCCACCGTCTACACCCCAACGAGCATCTGCAAAAATAATGCCGTCTTCTGTTGTTTGGTCACCAGTATCGATAGCAATCCATTTACCTAAATCTGCATTGTATTTGTACAATGATGGATAATTCTCTAAATCGCTAGTATCAATCCATAGATCGCCAGTAACTAGATTTGTACCGTCTGATTGTGTTTTTGGTTTTGTAGCTGATACAATTGGTCCTTTAGGATCAGTTAATTCTTCGTTAGTTGCTGACCAATAAGGAGATGCAGTATTAGAAAGACCAGCGCCTGCTTCGTATTGATAACCGACCCATGTACTACCATTGTGTACTAGAATATCAACTTCATCAACCATTGAGTTGTACCATAAGCGACCATCTGCTGCTTCTGTAGTTGGAGCTGTGTCACTTGTTGTAACATCTGCGTATGGACTCCATAGTGTAGCAATAAAGTCATGTCCTTGATCGATGTCAGTGTAGAAGTTTGCTGTTCCTTGGCCAACACCGTTTACATCAACAGTATAAGGAGTAAACAAGTCTTCAAT